GAGATGAGCAAGTCCACGTAGCAGCTAACAGCCTTGTGTGTAAGGAGATGGGGTTGGAGATCAGCCCCTCCTTGGACAAGCTGCGTAAGGCAACTATTAACTGGGTTATGTCACCTCTCAAGGCGTCTACCAATAAATATTTGGACAAAAAATTTTGGCTGGATGCTAGTGATCGCTTGATGTATGAGGGTAAAGCACCAGAGCTTTCTGATACAAAGCGAGCACGTATGCCAGCGTTCTTTGAACATGCGAACCCCAATTTACCCCAGTATGCTTGAGACGCAAGGTCTCCAGCTTACCTCTCTTGTGCAACAACTAGAAGAGAACTTTCCACCACTTAATCCCCACCCGGATGATTCACACTCATTAATTATGTACCGCTCTGGCCAACGTTCAGTGGTCGAGTGGATTCAACACCAACTCAACGAAGAGAACAATGGCTAAAAAGGCTAACAATCAAACAGCGACAAACAAACAGAGGATTACAACTAACGCCGCTGCAGGTCAAACTCAATACGAAGCTAATCGTGCAGCTAACGCTGCCGCTATTGCCGCTGGTGGTGTAGGAGGAACAAAAGGTTCTAGTATGCCATCTAATTATAAGTATACTGGACCCACAAACAATAGACAGGGTTTAGGTCAAGTCCTTAGGATTGCAGGTGCTGGTGACGGTATTGGTCGCAGGGATCTTAATAGTATACTTGAAGTAGGTAATAAAAATGTGTCAGGTGGACAAGTAGTCCAACGGCTTGATAAAATCAACGCTAGATTGGCAGAGAATGGCCTGGCAGGTATTAGGCTTAACTCTGGTGCCGCTAACATGCTAATCAAAGAAGCAGGACCAGCTTATGGTGGTATGTACGGACTTACTCAGAAACCTATGTTTGGAACTGGCCGCCTTGGTAGAGATCTAGAGAGTCGGCGTGGTACTCGTGCAACCATGAGTGATTACGGAGAAACTGCTGGTACTGAACCTAGGTTTATGATGGGTGGTACACAGCTTCGTCCTGGTGGCCGTGAGACTGTCCGTGGTTTTGGTAAACAGTATCAAGGTATGATGCCTGCTAGCACTACAGGTGCAGGAGCAACCGGTGGTGAAGCTGCAACAACTACGGCTGCTGCTACTACTGCTGCGCCTATTCCCACTCTTGAAGAGGAATCGCCAGCTTCTATTACAGCACCCATGTCTCCATTCCAAACAGCTCTTTCTAATTGGGCTCAAGGCTTCAGGAGTAAGAAGAGCAGCCGTCAGCAAGCGGGTCGTGGCGCACAGGGTTATGGTTCACAGATCGTAAAACCACCAAAAACTAACACACTTGGAATGTGATTGAATGTCAGCTAAAACAAGATACGATCATCTAAGTAAGTATCGTTCCACATTTCTCGACACGGCTGTACAGTGCTCTCAGTTGACACTACCTACTCTTATCCAACAGGATGATGATGTGGGTAGATCAACGAACCTTAGATTGATTACACCATGGCAAAGCGTTGGTGCTAAGGGAGTAGTAACACTAGCATCTAAGTTGATGCTGGCTCTACTACCTCCTCAAACCAGCTTCTTTAAGCTACAGATCGATGATTCAAAGATCGGTGTAGATCTTCCTCCAGAGGCACGATCAGACCTTGATATCTCATTCGCTAAGATGGAAAGGTCTGTCATGGAAATCATTGCAGCATCTAGTGATCGCGTTACCGTACACCAAGCTCTTAAACACTTGGTTGTTGGTGGTAATGCGTTGATCTACATGGGTCCTAAAGGACTAAAGCTGTATCCATTGAACAGGTATGTCGTAGATAGAGATGGTAACGGTGACATCTTAGAGATCGTCACACGTGAACGTATCAGTCGTAAACTTCTAGCACCTATCCTCACTGCTGCTCTTCCTGTTAATTCCCCTGGAGAAGATGGGGCTGACAACGAGGAAGATGTAGATGTTTATACACATGTCAAACGAGACAACAATCGTCTTGTATGGCATCAGGAAGTCTTTGATAAGATCATTCCTGGCTCTCAGGGTAAGGCACCATTGGATGCTAACCCTTGGTTAGTCCTTAGGTTTAACGTTGTAGACGGTGAAGCCTTTGGACGTGGTAGAGTGGAGGAGTTTCTTGGTGATCTCCGTTCACTTGAAGCTCTTATGCAAGCTCTCGTAGAGGGCTCTGCAGTGGCCGCTAAGGTGGTCTTTACCGTATCCCCGTCTAGTACTACTAAGCCGCAGACACTCTCTGCTGCGGGGAACGGAGCCATCATTCAGGGGCGTCCCGATGATATCAGTGTAGTGCAGGTTGGTAAGACAGCCGACTTCAAGACTGCTATGGAGATGGCTAGTGTACTAGAGCGTAGGTTGAGTGAAGCATTCCTTATCCTCAACGTACGTAACAGTGAACGCACTACAGCTGAAGAAGTACGTATGACTCAGATGGAACTGGAGCAACAACTAGGTGGCCTATTCTCGCTGCTGACTGTTGAGTTCCTAGTGCCTTACCTGAACCGTAAACTAGCTGTACTTCAGAAGACACAAGAGATCCCACGTATCCCTAAGGATCTTGTACGTCCTACGATTGTTGCTGGTATCAATGCACTTGGTAGAGGACAGGATCGAGAGTCACTGACTCAGTTCTTTACTGTCATTGCACAGACACTTGGACCTGAAGCATTGGGTACATACCTCAATGTAGATGAGGCTGTGAAGCGTCTTGCTGCTGCTCAAGGTATTGATGTACTGAACCTGGTTAAGTCCATGAGTCAGGTACAGCAGGAACAAGCACAGGTACAACAGCAAGCACAGGATATGGAGCTACTTAAGCAAGCACCTAACATGGCTAAAGCTCCACTAATGGATCCTTCTAAGAATCCACAACTATTGAATGGACCAAATGAACAAACAAACACCAACGAGATCCCAGAGATCGAGCAAGAAAGCAACATCCCCGGAGGAAGTCCCTTCGGTTGACACAGTTGATGATCAAACCAATCAAGAGAACGCTCCTTACATGAAGCGTACTAAGGTTGGTGAACCCACCATCGGTCGTTCCCCCGATTTTGTCAAGACAGTAGGTCTTGGAAATCTAACCGTTATCACAGCAAATGGCAAACGAAATTACACTTAATCCGTATGAACAAGCAGAGGGTGAGTTCTCTGCTGAAGAGCTTGATTCTCTGCAAGTTGGTGAACGTCTAGCTGAAGAAGAGCAACAGCTGTTGGCTGGTAAGTACAAGTCAGCAGAGGAGCTAGAACGTGGTTACCTTGAGCTACAGAAACGCCTTAGTGGCAAGGAAGAGCCTGAGGCAGAGGCACAAACAGAAGAGCCGCAACAAGAAGAAGAGTCTACTGAGGAGGAGGTGGATCTCTATGATACTATCATGGAGTCCTACCGTACTGGTGAATGGGATCCTGAGATTGTTAGTAAAGTCGAGGGTATGAGCCCTGTTGATGTTGCTAACATGTTCCTTGAGAAAGGTGGAGCACAACAGCCACAGGTACCACAAGCTACATCAGATGATATTGCACAGATCCAACAAGCTGTTGGTGGTGAGGCTGAATACCAGAACATGATTCAATGGGCTGGTCAGAACCTATCTGAACAAGAGGTGGCTATGTATGATGCTGTTATGGATCGTGGTGATCCTCTTGCTATGTTCTTTGCTGCACAGGCATTGAATGCACGCTACCAAGATGCTGTAGGGTATGATGGTGAGATGCTTACTGGCAGTGCTCCACGCAATGCTGGTGATGCCTTCCGCTCTCAAGCTGAGTTGGTAGCAGCAATGAGTGACCCTCGCTATGACCGAGACCCTGCCTATCGTGCTGATGTAGCCGATAAGCTTGAACGATCCAACATTCAATTTTAATGAACGACACTAACATCTTCGCTAAAGAACCCACCATGTACACCGACGAATCCTACACTGTGCCTCATAATGAGCGTGCTGAACTCCTCAATGGTCGCCTTGCTATGCTTGGCTTCGTGGCTGCTATTGGCGCTTATATCGTAACCGGTCAAATCATTCCTGGAGTATTCTAATGGCCTGCGGAAGCAAAGGACACAAAGGTAATGGCGGAAAGAAAAAGTAACGTCAGCCTTAAGATTGGTGTGCACAAATCACGCACTGGTGGCTTGACAGCTGCCGGTCGTGCCAAATATAACAAGGCTACTGGCTCCAACCTAAAGGCTCCACAACCTGAAGGTGGTCCTCGCAAGCGTTCCTTCTGCGCTCGTATGTCTGGCGTAAAGGGACCAATGAAAGATGAGAAGGGTCGCCCTACTCGTAAAGCACTAGCCCTTCGTAAGTGGAAATGCTAAATGGCTAAACCTGGACTCTACGCAAACATCCATGCCAAGCGTATGCGTATCGCTAAAGGCAGTGATGAGAAGATGCGTAAACCTGGTGCTAAAGGAGCACCCACTGTAGCTCAATTCAAACGTGCTGCTAAAACTGCTAAAAAGAAGTAATTACCATGCCTAAAGTCGGAAACAAAGAGTATCCTTATACTCCTGCTGGTAAAGCAGCAGCTAAGAAGGCAGCCGCTAAAACCGGTAAGCCTGTTAAAATGAAGCCTTCAGCCAAGAAGGGTTACTAAGTATTGGTAGTTCTGCCTATACTGCGCGTGTATTGGCAGAATTGTAGGAGTAAACAATATTAAAGTTCCTTGCTTTATTATTATGCTACCTCTTCTAACTACTCTGTCAGTGATCACGAGTTGGTATGGTCCAGGCTTTGATGGCCGCCTTACTGCTAGTGGATCACGATACAATCAAAATGCCCTTACTGCAGCGCACAAGACACTACCCTTTGGAACTAGACTTCGTGTTTGTTTCAAGCGGTGTGCCGTTGTTCGGGTAAACGATCGAGGACCCTACTACTCTAATAGGTCTCTTGATCTCAGTAAAGGTGCGGCTGATGCTATCGGTCTCACTGCCTCTGGAGTTGGGCGAGTTAAAGTAACACGTCTTAATTAACTTCATGACTACTGCTATTGCAGCCCCCCAGTCCCGGACTAACATCTGGGACTCTTACTTGAACTGGGTAACCAGTACAAACAACCGTCTTTATATTGGTCACTTTGGAGTCCTCATGATTCCAACATTGTTGGCCGCTGCTACATGTTTTATCATTGCATTCATTGCGGCTCCCCCTGTCGATATTGATGGCATTCGAGAGCCCGTTGCTGGGAGTCTTCTTTATGGAAACAACATCATATCGGGAGCCGTCGTTCCGAGCAGCAATGCCATCGGACTACAC